TAAATGTATAAATAGTATTGTTTTGATTTATTTCAATTAAATGTTTTTTTTTTATTTCATTTAATGGTGTTGATGTTAAATCTTCATTATAATCAAATCTTTTAGAATATTTCCATTTTATTAAATTTTTTAAAAGTAACATTTTATGATATATTTTTTGACATTTTTCAAATATATCAAAAATAGTAGAAATACTATTTTTGTCAATAAAGAAATGATCATTAATTTTATTAATTTTTTGAAATTTTATTTTACGAAAATTATTATCGCATTTTTTATGATCATTAGTATAAATAAAATAATGAAAAAAACAATATACATCTGTTCTAATATGATTATGATTAACAATGCTACTGTATTCATCAAGATCAATTGAATAATTATGTAAAAAATATTTATGTACTACATATTGGAATAAATTTTTTTCTTTTTTTTTTAAATTGAATTTTATAAAACTACCGTCAAATATAAAGTTATTCATATATAATAATTATTTTTATTATTAATTATTATATATTAATCTTTAATACAATATAATATTTAAATATCTAAATTATATTCATCGTCATCATCATCTATTGACATATTTGAAATATTTAATTGATTAATATTAATGTTATCATTTGAACAATATTGATCTTCCTCATTATCTACATATAAATCTTGCAAATTGTCAGTTTCTTCAATATAATCAACATCTTCTGTAAGTTTTTCATTATCTAATAATATTTGAAAACTATTAGTTCCAAAATTACCTTCTTGTCCACACATAACATTAGCAGAAACACCTTTCATTATATCTATTTCACCATGTCTCGCTGCTTTTAAAAACATTTCTGGTGTTTCTTCAAAAGATGCTTTTGCAATAGGGCCAATATCATCATTATTAATACCATGTCTAAATATAGAAATCATTTTAGTATTATATGTCATTCTATCACACAATAAATTCATGTGATGTGAATTAATATAAGAACTATCAAATTCAATAACATCAGATAATTCATTATAAATACTTTGTCTAGCAGCTTCTATACCAAGAACATTATACATTTCAATAATATTATTAGTAACTGTATCAGTAAAGTCAATATAATCCAATGCCAAAACATCCATTAAATTACTACCTACACTATCTAAGATCCAACCACTTTTGTTATCATTATTAATGCCTAATACTTTTCTTAAAATTACTTTATTAATTTTTTTGATACCACGTAAAACTATATTATTTAATAAATTTTCTTGAAAATTTTTGAGAATATAAATATCATCTGATTGATCAAGAGATTCAGGTTTCTTTTTTGTATCTTTTTTATTCATTCTAATTCTAAATACTAAATTATTATAATTATAATCACTAAATGTACAGCTTATTTCATTTGAATAAACACTATTTATTGTATAATAAACATCATCCATTGTAATATTTTTTTCAAGCATAGTTTCTGGATTCATTACAATTCTAATAACCCATTTAGATTTTTCATTTTCATCATTACTAGTTTTTTCAATTCCTCTACAATTATCAATTAAATTTTCGAAACTATTGTAACGACTAATAAATTCATTATCTTGATCTACAATACTTGATTCTTCATTAGGATCAAAACAAATTTGTGTTTCTTTTACAATATCAATTAATTTGGTATTTTCAATAGAATACATAATTTGTGTTGCTTTTCCTCTATCTAATTCATCTTCTGGGTGTAATTTAATTGTTAATGAAGGATTTTTAATATTTTCTGTTAAACTTAATATTTCTTCAATTCTTGGAACACCACGTGTTACATTAGATTTAGAAGCAACACCTGCAAAATGGAATGTATTTAATGTCATTTGTGTTGTAGGTTCACCAATTGATTGAGCAGCTATCATACCAACCATTTCACCTGGTGCTACAATTGATTTTTTATAATTCATGATAATTGTTTCAAGCAATAGAATTAATGATGAACGATTAAAACGTTTAATAAATAATAAATTACGTGGTGATAAATAAAACATATATAACATTCTAAATAATTTTGTAGGTTTACAAAAATGTATTTTATCCAATTTTTGATAATATTTTTCAAGTAATTGAAAACATTCCAATGGTGAAATATCAACAAGTGAATTACCATTTAAATTACATTGATGTTGTATATTATTTATTATATAATGAAATGCAACAGCACAATATACATCTTTTTCATTTTTATTTTTCCAAATATTTTTAATAATGTCATTTCTATAATTTATGGTATCATTTACATATTGTTTAATAAATTCATTACATTTTTCTTTTTGTTTATTTAGTTTAGCTTGAACACTTTTAATAAATGGTTTTATTCCTTTATTAGATTTATCATCAGCAATATAATAGTGATTATATATATCTTCTTCATTCATTTCATATAATGGTAAAATTTGTTTTTCTACTTTAACAGAATCCATACCATTATCACCATATACAAATTGTACTATTTTACCTTTATTGTTACGTACACTCATATCATATTCAACTTTCAAATCTTCCATACCTTTAATCAAACGACGTTGAATATAACCAGTTTGTGAAGTTTTTACAGCAGTATCAATTAGACCAACCCTACCACCTTGTGCATGAAAGAATAATTCTTCTGGTTTCAATCCACTAATATATGAACTTTCAACAAAACCTCTAGCACCTGGAGTGTCATCATATTTTGTAAAATGAGGTAATGTTCTATCATCAAAACCATATGGAATACGTTTTCCATTAACATTTTGTTGACCAAGACAACTAATCATTTGTGAAATATTGAGATCACTACCTTTAGAACCAGCATTAACCATGTTAACGAATCTGTTATTCTTATCCAAATTATTTCTTCCAATCTTACCAGCCTCTGATGTTGCTTCGTTTAATAAATTATTAACTTGACTTTCGAATTCTTCCATATTAGATTTACCAGAATCATTTTTAAAATTACCAATTTGTAAGCGATCAATTAATTCTTTTACATCCTTCTTCTTTTTTGTAATAATATCAATAATTTTGTCTTGCGTTTCAGTATTTGAAATTAAATCACTTATACCAACACTATAACTACTTTCTTTCATATAGTCAGTAATAATATTTTGTAAATTATCAATATATTCAGTAGCTGTATCATTACCAAAATCATTACAAACACGATGTAAAATACCTTTAGAACTAGCACCAAGTAATGATTTATCCAACTGACCTTTATTATATTTACCATTTTTTATAGTTAAGATATTATTAGAAGTCTCAGTCTCTTCTTCACCATCTTTAAATTGTTTATTTTTTTGAGTTAATGATAATGGTGGTGTAATTTGTGTTAGAATATCAAAACTACTAATTTTATCATTTTTTAAAATATTCAAATCTATATTTTTACAATTCATTAATAAATTCATAGCTTCTCTTTTTGTAAAATTAATATTATTTCTTGTAAATCTATAACATCCAAGTAAAGAATCTTGAAATATACCAACAATAGTAGAATTACTTGCTGGACTAACTAATTGATGTGGTACAGCTGCTAAATACAATAATTCAAGTTCTGATTCTGTATCTTGTGGCATGTGTAAATTCATTTCATCACCATCAAAATCAGCATTATATGGTTTAGTATCAGCAACATTCATACGAAAAGTATCACCAACTTTCATTATTTTTGCACGGTGACACATCATAGACATTCTATGTAATGTAGGTTGTCTATTAAATAATACAGGATCACCGTTTAACATATGTCTATGAACTGTATCACCATTTTCAAGATTTATTTTTTTTATATCAGCATAACGTAATGAAATACATTCTTTATTTTTTTTTTCTAATATTTTTGCTCCAGGCCATCTATTTGGACCATTTTCAATTAATTTCATGAGAAAGTTTCTATTTTTACTATTAACAATAACAGGTTTTGTAATATTTTTTGCTATTTTTTCAGGAACACCTAATTCAGCAATTGAAAGATTAGGATCTGCTGTAATAACAGAACGTGCACTATAATCAACACGTTTACCCATTAAATTACCGCGAACACGACCAGTTTTACCATTTAATCTTTCTTTAATAGATTTTAATGGTCGCCCTGAACGTTGTGCTACAGCAGCAACACCTGGAATTTTATTATCTACCTGTGTAGCAATATAATATTGTAATAGTGTAGTCCAATCATCTATAACATTTTCTGATACATTACCTGCTTCCAATTTTTCCATTAATGTTTTATTTGTTTTAAATATATTACATAGTATATGTGTAATATCATCTTCACTTCTTTGTTGAATATCATGTTTAACTGAAGGTCTAACTGAAGGAGGAGGAATAGCTAATACTTGGCATATCATCCAATCTGGTCGAGACCATGTTGAACTAAATCCCATAAAATCTACATCAATATCAGATATTCTTCTAAGAATTTTTAGTGCCAATTCTGGTGTAACTTTAATTCTTGAATTATCATCATCATTATCTTCCCAATCAGCATATATAGTAGCAAAACCATCTTTTGAATATTTTGGTTGTTTACAACCACAACCATTTTTAGTTTCTTGACCACAAATTTTTATTTTACTAGAATTACCATGTTGAAAGACATAATTCCATCGTTCTTCACTATCATTATTAATTATATGACAATGTTTTTCTTTATTAATTAATAATTTACTACATTTGAAACAAACACAACGTAATATTTTCATAACGGTATTTAAATATTGAATGTAAAATACTGGCTTTGCCAATTCTAAATGACCAAAATATCCTGGTGTTTTTATATAATCTAATCCATCTGTAGGACAAATAAAACCAGGTTCTAATACACCCATTCTAGGATCAAATAATCCATTTATCTTAGGTTTATTATTTTCATAAGTATCTCTAGTTGTAATTTCTGCAACAGACATTTTTCGAATTTCATCTGGAGAAAGTATACTAAATTGAATACCTATAATTTTTGAGCTTTTTTTATCATTATATTTAACATTTTTATTGGACATTTCCTATAAATATATATATATAATATTTATATACTTTTTCTTTCAATTTTTTTATTTATTAATTATTACGAATTTCAATAATAATTTTTTTTTTTACAATTTTTTTTTTAATAAATATAAAAATTGATTTAGAATTAAATCCTAGGATAAAATATAAAAAAAATAAAATATGCCAAAAATTGAAAAAGACGAAATTCCAACTTCCCCTACTAAGGCTAAATCAGCTTCAGGCATTATTAATGTTGTTTCTAAAAAATCAATTAGAACCAAAAATGCTAGAAAAAAAGAAGTTTCTGATTCAGAATATTATTCTTCAAATAGTGAAGAAGAAGAGGTAAGTGAAAGTGAAGAAGAAACTGAGGAAGATAGTGAAGAACAAGATGAAGAAACTGAGGAAGATACCGAAGAATCAGATGATGAGGAAAGTGAAGATAATAACAAAAATAAAAATATATTAAAAAAAAATATTAAAAAAACTATTAAAGCATTTAATGAAGATACTAAAAAAAGAAACATGCGTAAATTATCAAAACCTCCAGCTATGAGTAGATCACGTGGAGGATATGATGAAAAACAATTTAATAAAATTTTACAAAAAATGTTTCCATCAAAATATATTAAAAAAAAAGCACAAGAATTAAAAAATGAAGTAGTAGAACAAAAGAAAAAAAGCAAAAAAAGTAAAAATAAAAAAAAATCCTCTCGTGAACAAGAATATGTTATTGTTATAAATGATCCATCATATGATGATGATGATGATGATAGTGATTATGATCCAGAAGAAGACGAATATTATGAATCTGAAGAAGAATACGATTCCGAAGAATACGATTCCGAAGAAGATAGTGATGAAGAAGAGGAAGAAGATGAAGAGGAAGAAGAAGAGGAGGAAGAAGAGGATGAAGAAGAACAAGAAGATAAAAAAAAATCAAAAAAAGAAAAGGAAATAGTTTCTTATGAAAGTGAAAAAAAAATGTTAAATGATTGGTTGGAAGATATCAATGAAAGAGAAAAGAAAGGAACATATACAAGTAAAGAATGTAAACGAATTGTAAATACTACACGTAAAAATATTAAAGCAGATATTAAACGTTTGGAGAAAAAGGAAGAAAAACAATTCGAAGAAGAAAAACGAAAAAATGCTCAGGAATTTAGAAAACAAATTGGAAATAAATATGGTACTACTGACACTTGGTATTTTAGTGAAAAACTCAAAGTTGAAGAACAAAAAAAGATTCTAGAAGAATTTAAACAAGTTAATAAAGCTGTACAAATAGAAAAACCATATAGAATTGCTTTAATGGAAACTGATATTCCACAAGAATTTAAAGCATGTGCTCTTAAAAAAATAAATATGTTACGACAAATGGAACCAGGTGCTGGAGAATATTATAAAGTTAAAAATTGGATTGATACTTTTATGAAAATTCCATTTAATACATATAAAAATTTCGATATTACAATCGATGATGGTATTGATAAATGTGATACATATTTACAAGATGCTAAAAAAACACTGGATGATGTAGTATATGGTTTAGATGATGCTAAAATGCAAATCATGCAAATGATTGGACAACTAATTACAAATCCTAAAGCTGTTGGTACATCAATCGCTATTCATGGTCCAATGGGTACTGGTAAAACAACTCTAGTTAAAGAAGGAATAAGTAAAATTTTAGGACGTGATTTTGCGTTTATTGCACTAGGTGGTGCAACAGATAGTAGTTTTTTGGAAGGTCATTCCTACACTTATGAAGGAAGTTTATGGGGTCAAATTGTAGATATTCTAATTCGTTGTAAATCAATGAATCCTGTAATATATTTTGATGAATTAGATAAAGTATCTGATACTCCTAAAGGAGATGAAATCATTGGTATATTAACTCATCTAACAGATACATCTCAAAATAATGAATTTCATGATAAATTCTTTGCTGAAATAAACTTTGATCTAAGTAAATGTTTATTTATATTCAGTTATAATGATGAAAGTAAAATCAATCCAATTTTGAGAGATAGAATGTATCGTATTCAAACAAAAGGTTACAATATGGATGATAAGAAAAATATTGCAACAAAATATTTGTTACCAAAAATTAATGAACAAGTTAAATTTAAAAATGAAGATATTATTCTCGATGATGATGTAATTGGTTATATAGTTGAAAATTACACAAATAGTGAAAAAGGTATTAGAACATTGAAACGTTGTATTGAAACAATTCATACGAAACTAAATTTGTATAGACTTATTAAACCTGATACAAAATTATTTGAAAATGAAACAACATTAGAAGTAAAATTTCCATTTAAAGTTACAAAAGAAGTTGTACAAAAATTATTGAAAAATGATGATAAAGAAAAAAATTTAATTTTGAGCACTATATATTGTTAATGTGATGAAGTAAAAAAACATGTACATAATATTTTTTTACATTTATCCAAAAATACTAGTATAAACATTTTGTACTATATTTAATCCTTGCATAGCAAAATATATAACAAAGTGCTGATTATTTAAAAATCTACTATTGTTAACATTTTTTTTGTATTTTTCTACATGTGGCGAATCAATACAAAAGGAAGTATTATAATAAAATGGATTTGTAATATTTTTTTCAATATCATTTTCATATTGATATTGATCATTATGTTCATTAAAATATTTTTTTATATTATTATTTTCATTGTTATTATCAAGAACAATGAATTGTCCATAACCTTCTTCCATAGTAGTATATGATATCATTTTTTTGCTCAATAAATATTAATAGTTTTTCTATAATAATTTATCAATTATTTTTTTCAATTTTTTTTTATTATTCATTTACGTTTGAAGTAATAGAAGAAGAAGCTATTACCTTGTTTTTTTCAATATTTTTTTCTACATTTAATGTTACAAATTTTTGTGCTAAAGAATTAATCATTGATTCCATATTTTGAATTTTTTCTTTCATATTTTTAATATCATTTTTAATTTCATTTATATCATTTGAATTATTATCATAATTGCGTTCTTCTTTTATTTTATTTAAACTTTCTTCCATGTTAAAATTATCATTATCTTTAGCGTCATTAAAATTAATGTCAGGTGGTTCTGGTTTGTTAATTAAATCATTAAATTCTTTTTCCTTTTCTTTTAATTTATTATCTACAGAATTAACATTATTATTGTTTAAAACATTTAACTTATTTATAATATTTAGTATTATATTACGATTACTTTGTAATAAATTAAAATTTACATTATTTACATTATTAAAATATTCTACATTAATTTCTTCGTCAAAAATATGTTTAACTTCACCTAATTGTTCTTGTTTAAAATTAGAAAATGCTCCATTTGTATGTAATGTTTCCCATAATAATTTTTTATTATTGGGTACTATAATATTATCAATATTATTACTAATATTCATTGTAATTAGTAATAATCATAAATTTATATTATTTTTTTTATAATTTATTTTTATTAAAATAAATACTTCGATATTTAAATATTTCATCATCACTAATTTTATTTTTTTGAAAATAATCCCAGTTTTTTTTCTCTGTTAACATTTGAATTATAAAATAAAGACAATACATTCCACATTCGGTATTTTGTTTTTGATGTTCTTGTTTATTAAATTTAAATTCAAATATACTATCGTATTTATTCTTAATTTCTTCTTGTATTTTATTAGAAAATTTTAATACTTCACTTGGTATATCTTCAATACTATCATTTGAATTACTATCAAAATAATATATTGTGTTATTTTTATAACAAATATATAATGATACCCAATGACTACCTGGTTCATTATGTTTATCTAA